TCACAAGCCATGTGAAAAGCCTCAACGGGGTTTGTTAGCTCAGTGCTCATGCCGCCATCTCCTCTGCATCCCATAAGGCAGCACGCAAGTGCCAATCATCAAGACCAAAGTCTCGGTATCCTTCCGAAATCATGGTATAGTAATGATGGCTCGGCTTGCGCAAAGCGCCCTTGTTGCCGTTCATGTCGTAGATCAACCAATCGCCGTTAATCTTGCGCCGATCATATAAATGGGGGAAACCCTCCAACTTATCTAACGCTCGTAAACAATCTTGCGTAATCTCCCACAAGACAACTGGTAAAACCATGTCGATATCATGCCGAAAATCAGCAACACCGCGAAACACTAAACGGTAGTCGGGCAAGTAAAAACCGCCCATAGGTTTGGCCTTCGGGCATCGTGAAGCCATAGCCTCACGGTTCGTATTCATTCCATATGCTAAATAATACATCTTCTGTCCTTTTGTTCGGTTTAAAAATGGGGGCTTTTGCCCCCATCTATTAAGCAACTGCGTAAGCATCGGCTTTCGCTTCCGCTTTAATATCATCATCAATCAGATCAATCGCTTCACCAATCAACTCGTTTGTGAAGAAATAAAGCAAGTCCAACTCAGACGGGTTAGGTAATCCCCTGAAATGCTCAACAATAACCTTTTGAGCGTATCCAATCGAACACTGCGCATCATGCGCTGTGTACTTTACAAACTCGCTAATAACCCAAGGCGTAATTGCGCTTTCGAAAGCAACGCCAAGGCCGTTCTTTTTGAGCGCATGGCGCAAATAAGCTACGTTTGCTTTGTAGTGCTCTGCGCCTAAATAAGAGCCATCCAACCAGCAACGAAAGAAACGACGGGTCGCATGATTGCTGTCCATTAGGTCGCCTTGTAAGTCGCGTAAAATGCGGGTTTTGATTTCTGCGTGTGCCATAGTTTTAATTCCTTTCATACTAGACGCCCCAAGTAATACCACACCAAGTGGGACTGTCAACACAAAAGATAAGTTTTTTTATCTTTTTTTGCGTCATTGTTTTTAAACGATAATTTACCGGAAAGAAATTTACCGGATTTTTTCCGGTATCCGGTAATCCGGTAAATAACGTAATAAAAACAACGATTTAACGCTTTACAGGATCTACCGGAAGAATGGTAATTTCCGGTAAATTGTTGTTTAAAATCAACGGGTTATTTACCGGAAAACCTCCACCCCCTATAGGGGGGGATATACAGATCCCCCAAACTATTCTTTTAACGCGCTCGCATCCGGTTCGTTTTGAGTGTGGGAACTGTTGGGCTTGCATGGGTTGCCTGAAAGCTGTAACCTGAACGCATAACCAGAAGCCGCAAAATTATTCGGGATGACAAATGCCAAAAATAGGAGAGCAGCAGGAAAAAGGTGAAAAGAGACTAACGCCCCCGCAGCAGAAGTTTTTAGATAGCTACATCCACAAAGACATGACACAAACCGCAGCAGCTAGAGCCGCAGGATATAAAAATCCAAATGTGTCAGCAGTGCAGCTTCTCAACAATCCACGCGTAAAAGAACGTATGGAAGAAATGCGGCAGGAGTTAGAAAGCAAGTACGGTGTCTCAGTCACAAAGTCTGTTCGGGATATGCAACGCCTCAGAGATGAAGCATGGAGCGCAGGGAACTTCGGTGCAGCAATCAAAGCCGAGGAACTACGCCTGAAAGTAACTGGACTCATGGTAGCCCGTAGCCATGTGACACACGAAAACGTCGAAAACCTCACACGAGATCAAATCGTCGAGCAACTCGAAGAGTTTATGACGCGTGCTAAAGATCGCATGATTGATATAACACCTGAAGAAAATCCCATAAAAGCCGAACAAATCCCTATAACGGAATGTAGCGAGAACGCTGTGGAGTAGCCCGAACTCTTGGCGCGGGTGTCGGGACGGGGCCGCAGCCCCTCAGAAACGAGCTTTCAGGTGGGGTTGTGTCGGGTTTCGGGTTCGGGGTCGTCAAAATTGTTCGGGTTACTCAGCGAGCTTCCTAGAGAGTCACACAATCACACACATTTTGCCTGAATCAGCGCCGGGGATCAACTGTCCGGGGAGATAACCCGACGAATTGTTCGGGTTAGTCATCCGGGTGACTCGTCGGGGTCGGGGTCGGGATTCCTGCCGGGGTGATGACAACACGAACAATTGTTCGTCATCTAACCGTTACCTAACCGTTACCCGGCACGGCGACTCCCGGCAGCAGACTCTCGCCTGGGAAATATAACCCGAACAATTGTTCGACTTACTGCCCCCGGCAGCAGTTTAACCCGGTGAATCTTTTTTTATTTTTCTTGTTGACATCCCAAACCAGGTGGGATATTGTGGGATTAGTCTAGTATAAAGGAGAAAGACAATGAAAAATATCACACGCCACACTGGTAAGATCAGAATGATCGAACGCCTGAAGAATTCAAAAGACGGCAACCCACAATTTATTCTGGGAGTGTTTGACTATCCAGAAAAAGGTTTAGGCTGGTCGTTTAGAACGCCAAAAGATAGCATGCTCGGATATAAAATCCAAAACTATATTGATCTTGATGCAGACGTTACTGTTACAATTGGTACGCACTATAATACATGCACACTAAACAGCATTGAGGGATTGGCATAATGTTCTTAACAATTGAAAACAACAGAACGGGCGAAATGTTGGCAATGCGTCCACTCGCGCCGAACGAAAAACTTGACCTTGAGGCACTGGTACACCGAGAGATCAAAAAACTATCACACGATGAAGACGAGCACTGGAGCACCGAGCTTGAAATTGCGGATAACGTGCCGAACGGTTGCGCCGACTTCTACGCTCAGATCAGAACAAGCAAAAACGATAGCTTGTGTGTCTGGTCAACCGCAGATTTCTTCTACAAGAATATTGCTTGCGGATAAACAATCGGGCCTTCGGGTTCGGGATCGGGGTTCGGGCTTTCGGGTTCGGGCCTTTTTTTTATGCCGAATCACCCCCCACCTATACACACACATATACATACACACAAAACACAAATAACCCGAACAATTGTTCGACTTAGGCAATAAATAGGCCGAAAATAGACCAAAAAAAAACTTACAAGTTATTGTTTTTAAACAGTTTTTTAGTGCATTTTGTTCTTGCCTTATGTGGGATTATCTGGGTATTGTAGGGACAAGGACAAGGACATGTCCCTAAATCTAGTAAGAGGAAAACAAAATGATACATGCTTTTGGAAATGAGTGGGAAGTTGCTTTTAACCGCCACGTCTCACGCGAAGAAATAAACCAAGCGCTTCGCACAGTTTGCGGCGCTGGTGCAGTTAAAATAGTATCCGACCCCAGCATACCACGAAACCAAGGTGGCCATTCTTCTTGGGAGTTAGTTTTTTCCCCGATGGCAGACTGCCCCCGCACTTGGGAAATTTACAAAGGAGCCGAAACAGTTTGTGAAAGTTTTGGAGCATATTCCCCTAGACCAAACGGCATCAATTCAGCTGGACATCACGTTCACATAAGCCGCAGCGCACTAGCTGAAGGCGTAACAGCCGAGCAATTCACAAATGCCAGCATTGCACACATGCATAATAGCCGTGGATATTTGAGCGGCAGCGAATGGTTCGCTGATCCAATGGACGCCATCGCAGTCAAAGACATCACAATCCGCTACGCTGAAAACAATATGAACCGCTTTTTACCACCCAGCAGACGCGATGCATTCTATACCAAGACTATCTCAACGCGAACAATTGCGCAGCTGAAAGCCTGTACAGGTGGAGTCGAAGATTTGGCTGCCTGTATTGGCCAAGGCAAATATCACGTCATCAATTTGACTAGGCATTGCTGGAACGACAATAAGACCATCGAATTCCGACAAGGCAGCTGCACTTGGAGCGCCGACAAAACTAAAGAGTGGAACCGTCTGCTACTCAATTTAGTTTACAGCACACGTCTGGACCGCGTCGAAGAGGCGAGCCAGCGCACCATCACAACGCCAACATCTGGCAACGATATGTTCAGACGCGGCACGCGCCTTGCAGTTCAATATGATTTGATGAGAGCATCAGCAGGCGCAACAACCCGCGAGATAATCGCGGCAATGGGAGGCAGCGAAGGCGATGTAAGACGCCGCGTCTCAGAATTGCGTGACCGCCTTGGCAATGACGCGGCAATCGTAACCCACACCCAGCAGGCGCAAGGTCGCAGTTCTGGAGACGGCACCGACCACACACGCTACGAAGTTCTGGGAGAATACAGCGCCGGAAACGTAGCAAGATTGAAGCCGGAAAACAGACGCGGACCAGAAACAATATTTGCACGCATGACGGATGCAGAGTACGAATATTGGCAAACTAGAGAGGAACAGATCCGCCTCCGAGAAGAGCAGCGCCGACGCAGATAGCAGCGCAGACCACCAACAAATTAGCCAGCCCCAACGGGCTGGTTTTTTTTTGTTCCAAGGTACCCTAGGCGATCGGGAACTTGTTCGGGATATCGGGACCTAAAACACCCGACCCCCCCTTTTTCGGGCATGCCCAGATCGGACTACACCACACAGAGTTTTCCGCGAACGATCACCTCAAAAAACCTTTTGAGTGTCTATGGGTCCCATATGGGGGTCGAAAAATTTTTTTTAAAAAATTCCGTTGACGGCTCCCTAATCTTCCCATACGATACCACGCAGAGTGGAAGGTGATATTAATGGCGAAGCGTAATCGAATAAATTGTTTAAGCAGGAAGTGGGAGAAGGCTTACAAGAAGTCTGAGCAGGCGAAGATACGCCGTGAGGGTAAGCGCAAAGAGCCAGTGGATGCCTAGATATCGTTTAATGATTGGCAGGTATTATGATTTCGACGCACAGACTCCAGCGGAGGTTGTTCCTGTGATGCAGGAGCGCATGAAGAATTTTGGTTCTAATGAGCGAGAATTTATGCGAGATTCTGCGATTGGTTTTTGTGAGTGGAACTGTGGCAATTATTATTATCACAGCCGAGATGCGTTTGCGAAGAGCATGATGAAAAATGGTTTATTAGAGGTGATTGATTAAATTTTAATAAATTGTTAGTATTGCGTAGATTGACATCGGAGATATTAGATGAATGTACGCATGATGCAGCCACAGGGTCCTATGGGTCAACCAATGCAGCAGGGTGGAGCGCCTGCTCCGATGGGTCCGATGGGGATGGGAGGTCCACCTCCACCGATGCCACCACAGCCTAGCAATCAAGACAAGGGATTGGGTTCTGCGTTTGGCGGCAATGCGGCGGGTCGTGGTCAATTCAGGCAGTTTATGAGTTCGAAGAAGCAGATGGCACCTCAGATGCAGGTTCCTCAGATGCCTATGGCACCTCCTATGCCGCAGTCTCCTATGTTACCTCCACCTATGCCGACGAACATGGGTATTATGAGGCCCATGAGTGCGCCTAATATGGGTGGTGCTCCACAGTTGGGCAGGGCTTTACGCGGTACTGAGGGTGGTATTGGGAGTGCTCCTGTTCAGATGAACATGGGCGGCGCTGTTCCTCGCGAAACTGAGATTATGGGCCAGCCTCATATGTTAGCTTATATTAATCCTGAAGAGGAGAATATGCTTCAGGATTACCGTCAGGACGCTCCTACGGTTCCCGGTCCCGGCGGCATTCCTTCTTACATGTATGGTCAGGGTATGGCGAGTACCGCTGGAAACAGTACCTTTGAGGTTAGCAAGCCTCAAAAACAAACTTCGAATAATAACAACGACAAAGACGAGCGCCGAGCAGCGGCTGCACGAGCGCAACAGGCGGCTGCACGACAGGCGGCTTTAAACGCGGTTTTTGACGATAACGATTACACGCCTACTGCTGCTGAGTTAAATGCGGAGCTTGCGGCTAATGATCAAGTTAATTTAACGGACCCTCAGTATGCAGAGACTGTTGATTATAGTGTAACTGGTTCTGGTCAGGACTACACGACTGCGGCACAGGCTGACACTGACGTTTCTGGTGCTGAGTATGTTGCGAATATTAACTCTAATACGGGTATAAACACGATTGATACTCTTGGTTCTGACGAAGACAGGCCCTTAAACGCACTAGATTATTCTATGACTGAAGAAGGCCGTGCCATACCACAGGATCAGTTAATTGCTGAAGCAAGGGCCGCAGGGCAAGAGTATTATGCTTTAAACGGAAATTATGAACGTGTACCAGTTGAAACAAGCGTTGGTTATGGCGAGGGTCAGGTTGATCCTAGTTTAGCTGGGGCGATTACAGATGATTCTGATTATGTTTACGATCCTAGTAGCGCCACGATTACGCTTGATCCTATTGTGAGTGAGGGTACTGGCACATCTACTGGTAGTGATACTGGCAGTGGCTATATGATGGATGACGCTGTTGAGGAATTTTACAATCAGGACACGACTGGTCAGGGTGGAACTGACACTGGTGGTGACACTGGTGGTGAGACTTTGGAAGTTTTTGAGCCTGCCCCTGTTTATTATGACATGTTTGGCAGGGAGCATTCGACCCAAGAGTCTGCGAATGCGGAGGACAAGAGTTACACTGATTCGCAGCAGAGTGCTGTTAATACAGCGTCTCAGTCTGATGGTCAGACTGGATACAGGTTTGACCAAGGTGCCAATATTGGTGACGAATACGACATTGATACGGGTCCTACGCAGTATGAGGTTGACGCGAGCAACAACACTGCAAGATTAATGAATGATTACAGTGCTATAAGCGATGATTTCAGTAATTTTCAGGGTGCAGATTTAACGACAGAAGACGGCTACACGATTGGTTATGCGACTTCTGGTGATAAGGCTGGTTATTCTGCGGTTATAAATCCTTCTACG